TACGAGGTAATGGGAACGCAAGGTTTACCTGACGACCCTAAAGCTGCTGAAATGGTAATGGCTTCACAAGATACCTTACCTTATGAAATTTGGGACTTACGTTTAGGTCCTGTTATTTGGGAGAAGTTTACACAATCATATCCTGACAAATTATATGAAGATGATATGAGGGAGATTCAGAATTACTTATTCTCAAGATTCTCAGCATTGACTACTGAAGAGTTCTTTGAGGTGGCTAAGATGATTTTATCTGGTTCTGAAGAAGGTAAGAAGATTGTCTCTAATATGGTTGACGAAATTATTGAAGAATTACAATCTCAAGACTACGAAGATGCTATGTCACAGTATGATGACGATGATGAAGATGATGACGAAGGTCTTGCAGGTTTCTTGGGTGATTTAGGTATTTCTTTATCATAAAATAGAATTATTATGTATAGATGGGTTTATCACGTGAACAAGCTTTATTGGAATATGCCAAATGTGTAAAGGATACACCTTATGCATTAAAAACCTATCTACAAACTTACGATAATACTCAATCACAATATGTTCCTTTGGAACTATTCCCCGACCAAGTCCACTTAATTAATGACTATGATACTTACGAGGAAAATATTGCCTTAAAGTATCGTCAAGCGGGTGTATCAACGGTTACCGCTGCATGGTCTTCTAAAAAGTTGGTAACTGCCTCTAAAAAGAAACCTGAAAAAATTCTAATTATTGCGAACAAATTGGATACCTCTATGGAGTTTGCAAATAAGGTAAGGTCTTTTGTTGACCAGTGGCCTTCATGGTTTGGTATTACGTTCTCTGCTGAGAAAAATTCACAAAGACACTTTAAATTATCAAATGGTTGTGAGGTTAAGGCAGTTGCAACATCAAAGGATGCCTTACGTGGTTATACACCTACGATACTTATTTTTGATGAGGCCGCGTTTATCGATGCGGATGATGACTTCTGGTCTGCGTGTATGGCCTCGTTATCTACGGGTGGTAAAGTAATTGTTATTTCAACACCTAACGGATTTGACCCTATCTATTATACTATCTACGACCAAGCCTTAAGAGGTATGAACGATTTTAGAATAACAGAGATGTTCTGGTATCGTGACCCTCGTTATGCAAGTGACTTGAAATTAATCAAGTGTAAAGACATAGTTCATTATTTACTAAACCGTGAGGATTATAAAGATGATGAGATTACTTTAGATTATTCACAGATTAATCCTCGTGAAAGGGACTATGAAGAAATTAAAGAAAAATTATTAGATGGATACAAAGCATATTCTTCTTGGTTTGAAGGAATGGCTAAAAAGCTCAAATTCGACAGAAGAAAAATCGCACAGGAATTGGAATGTAACTTCCTTGGTTCAGGGGATAACGTCATTCCGAATGAAACAATCGAACTCATCAAAGAAAAATATATAAGAGAACCTGAAAATAAATTTATGGGTGGTGCTTTATGGCAATGGAAAGAACCGATACAAGGTCACAAATACATTATGGGTATTGACGTATCTCGTGGTGATAGTGAGGATTTTACGACATTTAGTGTTATTGATTTTGATGAAAGAGAACAGGTAATGGAGTACTTAGGTAAGGTTCCGCCAGATGTTGCTGCTGAAATTGCATTTAAGTGGGCAACCATGTATAACGCATTTATTGTTATTGATATCACAGGTGGTATGGGTGTGTCAACATCAAGAAAACTTCAAGAATTAGGTTATAAGAATTTATATGTTGAAGGTGTAAATGCCGCTGATAAATGGAAATATAACCCTAAACTACAAGAGAAGATACCTGGTCTTAATTTTAATAGTAAGCGTGTACAAATTATCGCCGCTTTTGAGGAGTCGTTGAGACACAACTTTGCAATTAGGTCCACAAGATTGTTAAATGAGTTGGGTACATTCGTTTATGTTAACGGTAGACCTGACCACCAAAAAGGTCAACATGATGACCTTATTATGGCAATTGCCATGGCTATTTATGTGGGTGAAAATTCATTTACACAGTTAGAAAAAGTTACTGAACAGACTAAAGCAATGATGGAAAGTTGGATGGTCAATGAAACACCAGTTAAGAATACGTCAAAAGACTTCAACCCAGGATTACCTGTAATACCTGGTGGGATGAATCAATATAGACATAATAGGGAAGCATCAAAGCAAGACTACCAAAACAATTCATGGTTATTTGGAAGATTTTAAATCTTTAGTTTAATTCAAATAAACCTACTATTTATGTAAAAAAGAGGCATGGCAGAAAATTATACAATATGGCAACGACTTACTAAGGTATTTGGTCCTGATTCGACATTAGACCAACAAGCACCTGTATTTAAGTTTGATAAGAAGGAACTTCTAAAAACGCCAAACAAACAAGAGTACGAGAGAGAAAAGTTACAAGCTCAACAAACTCTATATTTAGGACAACAATGGCAAAAGATTGAAAATAATCTTTATACTCAAGCGGTTTATTACGAACCAACTCGTTTAGCTTCTTTTTATGATTACGAGAGTATGGAGTATACTCCTGAAATTTCTGCCGCACTTGACATTTATGCTGAAGAATCAACAACAACAAATGAAGATGGATACATATTACAAATTTACTCTGAAAGTAAACGAATTAAGTCAGTACTGGCTGACCTCTTTAACAATAGACTCGATATCAGTACTAATCTTCCTATGTGGACACGAAATACGTGTAAATACGGGGATAACTTTGTTTACTTAAAGTTAGACCCTGAAAAAGGTGTAGTAGGTGCACAACAGTTACCTAACATTGAAATTACCCGTCAAGAAAGAGGTATGAAGATTAAACCAGAAAGAAACTCATCTGACACAGATAACGATGCTTTAAAGTTCTTATGGCAAAATAAAGATATGACCTTTAATACATGGGAGATGGCTCACTTTAGATTATTAGGTGATGACCGTAAACTTCCTTATGGTACGTCAATGTTAGAAAAAGGTAGAAGAATTTGGAAACAACTTATTTTATCTGAAGACGCAATGTTAATCTATAGAACATCAAGAGCACCTGAAAGAAGGGTGTTTAAAGTCTTTGTTGGAAACATGGATGATAAAGATGTTGAACCGTATGTACAAAGAGTTGCCAACAAGTTCAAACGTGACCAAATCGCCGACCCGAATAATGGTAACGTGGACTTGAGATATAATCAGATGGCGGTAGACCAAGATTATTTTATTCCTGTTCGTGACCCTAACGCTCCGAACCCTATTGACACCTTACCAGGTGCTCAGAACCTATCAGAGATTGCGGATATTGAATATATCCAAAAGAAACTATTAACTGCACTTCGTGTACCTAAGGCATTCTTAGGTTTTGAAGAAGTTGTTGGTGATGGTAAAAACTTGGCGTTACAGGATATTAGATTTGCGAGAACTATCAATAGAATTCAAAAATCTATGATTCAGGAATTAAATAAAATTGCAATTATTCACCTTTACTTATTAGGTTTTGAGGATGAGTTGAATAACTTTACATTAGGACTTACCAACCCATCAACTCAAGCTGACCTTCTTAAAGTAGAGCAATGGCAGACTAAGATTCAGTTATATAGAGATGCAGTATCTGACCCAGGTAACGGTATTCAACCAGTATCTTCTTCATGGGCTAAGAAACATATTCTTGGATTCTCAGACGAGGAAATCAAACTTGACTTACAACAACAACGTATTGAAAAGGCTGTTGGTGGTGAACTTGAAAAAACTGCTGAGGTTATCAGTAGTACAGGTATATTTGCAAATATCGATAAGTTATATGGTAATAAACCTGGTGAGGGTGGTGCCCCTGAAGGTGAAACTACTGAACCTGCAGATACAGGATTCGGTGGTGGTGGTGACTTCGGAGGTGGAGACTTAGGTGGTGACCTCGGAGGAGATTTAGGAGGTGATATCGGCGGAGCACCTGAAGGTGATACTGGTGGAGACACGGGTGGAGATGCTGGTGGAGAAATAACTCCTGAAAGTGTGAAGGAAAAAGACCTTAACATTCTTTTAGAAGATGATATGATTACAGGTAAATCTGAGTTAGACTTATCTAAAGGACGTAAATCTTTAGGTGAAATCGAAGACAAATTAAGAACATTACTAGATGAGTAATATTTATAATAAAAAACATTATGAATAAGTTTGGTCAAATAAAATCTAATATTGAGTCTTTGATGACAGAATCATATGGTAAGTCATCATTCAAGACTAATATGAAATCATTCAAGAAAAACATTCTTGAAAACAAAAAAATTGCCGAAGCATATTTTCTTTATGACGAACTTTCAAAAAACAAAGGATTATCAAAAGATATAGTTGATGATTATGTAAATGAAAGTATTGAAACTATCAAATCAGTTATTAGTTCTGAAGTTGAAAGTATTAAAGAAATTAACATGTGGGTTAGTGAAAATATCTCAAAAGAAGTAACAAATTCTTATCAAGACATTGATTCTGTAGTTTATAACACTACAGTTAAAAACTTGGAAAAAGTATTAGAAAGTAAGAATAGAATTAAGAAATTAGTATCTCAAAAACCTACTGAAAAAGTTGTTACAGAATCTGTTAATTTACCTTTAAGTACTATGTTAAAAATTGTAACCAATACTTTTAACAAAGAATATGGTAATATTTCAGAAGAAGAAAAACAAGAATTAAAAGGTTTATTATCATTAAATAAAGTTGAATTGACTGAAGAAATTGAAAAGAGTAAGTCTGTGGTGTTGGAAAAATTAAAAACCAAACTTAATGAATCTACAGATAACGAACTTTCTGAAAAGGTTAATATGACTATTGAAAGAATTAATGAATCTGATATTTCGTTAGTATCTCTATATAAGTTAAGACAGTTAGAAGAAGGATTATAATAATATAATATAATGGTATTAAAAAAGGGTTCAGTCTTCTGAACCCTTTATTTTTTGTATATACTCGGCTTTTTGTTTTTGTTTTCGTCTTTTTTCTGTATCTTTTACATGATATTTTCTTTCACGGATTTCTTCCTGTTGTTTGGTTTTATACACCTTGTATTTATAGCGCTTTAACGCTCTTTCAATGTTTTCGTTTTTTCCTACTTTAATTATAATCATACGTGTGGTTAATATATATAAATATCTTTAATTAGTCAATGTTTTGACTACGACCCATTTATTGTTTATAATTCGTGTATAAATAAACTTACATGATGAAAAATTTTATATGAAAAAAGGAAAGACTTCTCAACTCAAAGGGTTTGAGAATGCTAAGTGTAGTTATGGTACAGTAGATGCCAAAGAACTAAAATCGATTTATATCGTAATACAAAGTTGGGTAGAACCAACAAAAGACGTTGATAATTGGAAGAGAGTAACAGGGATGATGGAGAGAGATATTAAACATCATCTTTTAGAAGTGGTGGACCCACTAATATTTGAAAAACATAATATAGTAGATTTAGATTTAAGAAGTAGTGGTATTCAAGTTGGTAAAAGAAGTTTTATGAATTTGGAGATAACATTGTTTTTAAAAGAACACATGGAATTTAAATCTTTAATTCTTAGAGAAAAAATAAAAAATATAGTTACTACCGTATATAGATATCCACTAATGGATTCCAAATACTTCACATTACACAAAACAAAAAAAGAAAAAGTCTAACATATTTATCTAAAAAGATAAAAATGAAAGTCATTATAACTGAGAGTCAATTAAAGAGGTTATTCGAAGCCAATACACTTACGGATAACCTTAATAATCTTATAAAACCAAAAGATTTTATTTATCGTTTTGGGTTTGGTGACACATATATCGTACCTGGTAGTATTACAATTGAAGGTGAAATTGGAGATGATGATAGAGGATTAAGAAACAACCTTCAACTCAGAATAACTGTAGATAAAGTTATTCATCGCGGTGAAGATATTACAGAGTTCGCAATAAATTGGGCTTTATGGTCAGGTGATAGTGATAGAGAAACAGAATTAGGACATGCCTTTATTATGTATGTTACTGAATTGATTAATAAAAGAATCTTAAGCTTATCAAACTTAGAGATTAGTGAATGGGATGTTATATTAGACCTTTAGCATATTTATAAATAAAAACATTATGAAAATATTAGGTCCAAACGATACAGGTAAAGGGATATTGATTGAATGGGATGCAGGGTTTATAAATCCTAACGACACAAGAAATGCCGATATTATTAAAGAGTCATATGGTCAATTAGACCATTCAAAACCTTTTGAGTTTTATGCTGTATTACAAAAATACGATACACCAAACAGAAACGGTCGTATCTATCCTGAAAAGATTTTACGTAGAGAATCTGAAAAATATCAACAAGCAATTAAAAAAGGTTTATCAATTTCTGAACTTAACCACCCTGAATCATCCCTAATTGATTTGGACCGTGTATCACACTTAATTACTGATATGTGGTGGGAAGGTAATGTATTGATGGGTAAAATCAAATTATTAACTTCACCAGGTTTCCACGAAAGAGGTGTTGTTTCATGTCCAGGTGATATGGCGGCAAACTTAATGAGACAAGGTGTTACTATGGGAGTATCTTCTCGTGGTGTTGGTTCTTTAGTTAAGAAGGGTGAAAGAAATGAAGTACAGGATGATTTTGAATTAATTTGTTTTGACCTTGTATCTTCACCATCTACACCAGGTGCTTACTTATTCTTAAATCAAGACGACAGAATGAAGTACGATGAAAACATCGAAGAGGAAACAAAACAAAGAAGTGGTTCTACAGAATCTTCAGGTGGTATTGACAAATCACTTGACTTAATGAAAAAACTTACCGATTATTTAGGGTATTAAAAAACTTAAATTATGGAAGAGAAATATTTTGTTGCAAAAATCAGTTATGATTTACCTGACGAGAACTCAGGAAAGATTAAAAAAGTAAGAGAAGAAAAATTAGTTAAAGGTATAAACGTAACTGACGTTGAAGCTAAGGTTACCAAAAATTTTGAAGGTTTCCCACATGATTGGAGAATCACCGCATGTGTGGAAAGTAAAATTGATGAGGTATTTGAATAATAACTTATTATAAATACAATTTTTAAATCGGGTTAATACCCGATTTTTTTTTGCCTAATGTTAAGAAAAAAGTATTTTTTTTAATATCAACATATTTATTAAGAAAACTATATAATAAACTTTTGCAATAAAATTAAAACAATGGCAGAAAAAAAACAAAACTTAGTTGAAGAGGCACTACTACAAATGAAGAATTTGGAGGAAGCCGTAACGGAGAATGCAAAAGGAATACTTGCTTCTACTATGAAGGAAGAAATCAGTGAATTAGTAAAAGAATCTCTATCTGAAGAGGAGGTTGAAGACGAAGTATCTGCAGATGAAATGGAAGGCGAAGAAATGACAGAA